CGCATTCGCTGAAAACCCCTTCCAAGCCAATGGTGGACTTGCACGCTAATTAATTATTTATTATGCTTCAACTTAACGGAAAGACCCTGCAATACGACAGGGCATTTACTCACGAAGGTATTTCTTATCCCTCTAATTGGCTGCGCTTGACCACTTTGGAAGAGAAGCAAGCCATTGGAATTGTAGAAGTAGCTAACAATACCCAATCTTGGGATCAACGTTTCTATTGGGGTGTTGATAACCCTAAAGACCTTGATGGTCTTAAGACTCAATGGAAACAAACGCAAAACGAAATTGCAGCATCACTACTTGCTCCGTCTGATTGGCGTGTAGTTAAAGCTGCAGAAGTTACTGCATACAGCGTTGAGTCTGAATGGCTTACATACCGCGCTGCAGTCCGCACTGCGTGCAACACACGTCAAACCGAAATTGACAACTGTGCAGACGTACCTGCTCTCAAAGAGTTGCTGTACGGCAGTGCACAGGTCCAACAAACTGATGATGATGGCAACACTGTCGTTGATGACGACGGCAACCCCGTCATGATCGCTAACCCTAATCGTGCCACTGAGTGGCCTACACCACTATGATTACTCTTATCCGTCCAATCCTTTTTTCGTTTATCAACTCTGAAAAGGTTAAGCGTCTTGTCGTTGATCTTCTCAAGAAACTTGCAGAACAAACAGACAACACTGTTGACGATGAGGCAGTGAAGTTCATCGAACGTGGTTTGTTCGGTGGACCGTTGGATTGATCCCCCCTCATTCCCCTCTATAAGCCTCCCTGAGGCACCTGGGTTACCGGGTCCGATACTCGACATGCCACAGGCGGATTTGCCCTCTTACAAGCCGCTTGTGGTGCCACCTAATACTCTTAGACCTCCGCCGGGTATCAAAGGAATAAACACTGAAGGGGAGTCTTCTGAAGGCACAACAGAAAGTAAATCCACTAAAGCCTTACCTAAAGAGGCTCAGATAGTAGAGATTCCGTTTACGGACATCGAGGTTCCTATGCCTACAACTACTATCATGACAACTGCAGCTACAACAGCATTTATTTCTGTTGCCGCCACCCTAACTGCTACGTCTTTGTTCAAATACATCGTGATGATACTTAAACCAGTATTCAAACAAACATGGAGCAAGTTGACAAAAAAGAAGGAGCCAAAGGGTTCTTAGACAAAGTTAAGGAAAATACTGAGGATGAACTTCAAATCCTCGGAACCTTTGTCCGTCTAGGTGTCGTTATTTGGAGTGGTTTTATTATCACTCTTAACTATGTTGACCTACCTATGATTAAAAAGGGACAAAGTGGCGGCGATATAACATTTGTAGCCAGTGTCTTTACAGGGGCGCTTGCAACGTTTGGACTGACTACATCTAACACCAAATCAAATACTAAATCTCCTGATCCCAAAAAGAAAGAAGAATGAAACGTCTTATTTTGTTGTTGATGTTAGCTAGTCCTGCAGCTGCACAACAAGTGACTCCTAATTTTACTCAGGGTAGTATGCAATCCACCACGACTACTACTGTGGACATTGATCGTACTATTACGACAAATATTTATGGTGGTGATTATAAGTCATGGTCTGGAACCAACGTCACCCCAAGTGGGGATATTTTGAGCGACTCAACAACCTACTCTGTACACACAGCTGGAGACCAGTTTCAACTGGAAACAGTGGATCGAGTGGCAGGAGTAGTCGAAAACATCGTTATCGACGAAACTATTCAGCAAAGCTCTACCACTACTTCGCTGTCTGTCTTCTCTCAGTAAGCCCTGCTTACGCAAACGAACAGCCCAAAGTTCAAAATACATCTAATCCTGTGGCAGCAGCTACGGGTAACGTTACTAATCAGGCGGTGCAATTCCAAAATAATGGTGCACCGTCTCGTCAATACTTTGCCAGCAATAATAGTTGCAATGGGTCAACCATGCAATTTTCCCCGTTTTATATGGGGAATGACACCATTCCTTTTGAAAATACAGGGTATGTACGAAGTAATAACTTCGGCGTACAGCTGAATTTTTCAGTACCACTTGATGGTGGGATGATTGAAACTTGCAAAGCTATAGCACGCAAACACGAACAAAAGATGCGTCTTGATTACGAGCTTGTTCGTGCTCTTAAATGCACTGAAATAATGAAAACAGGCTTTACCTTTAGACCAGGTAGCCGTGTTGAAGTTCTTTGTAGTGACATTGTACCTATTGTCTCCTTACAAAATGAGTGAAGCAATTGTCAGCTTAGCTGTCGCTGCTATAGCCGGTGGAGCTGCATTAAACAACAGATTACACAATCGAATAAATAGCGTTCATGAACGTATCAGTTCTCTTGACCGGAGACTTGACGGTATTGAACTGACAGTTGCTTCTGACTACGTAAAAAAAGCTGAATTGGCTGAATTACTTAGCCGTATGGAAGACCACATGGTACGCATTGAAAACAAATTAGACCAAATCGTTCTTAGGAATACATAAACATGTCCTTTCAAATCATTGATAACACCCGAGGAGTTGTTCTTCAGGAGTTTGAGACCAAAGACCAAGCACTCAAGGCTCTGGAACGCATTTCTTCTGAAGCTGACGTAACCCTTCAAGAACCTGTCAAAAAGGTAACTCGAAAACGGAAAACAGCTGATGTCGAAGAAGAAGGCAACTGAAGATCAATTTAACGAGCTACATAACCTTGTCACACAAGAATTCCTCGCACGAGTCAAATCTGGTGAGGCAACCACTGCTGATCTAAAAGCAGCGTGTGATTGGCTTAAAACAAATGACATTAGTGGTATCGCACTAGAGGGGAATCCGTTGTCACAACTAGCCAACATCATGCCTCAAGTCGATCCCGAACTTGTACAAACTCGACTCTATGGCAAAAGGTAAGACAGCTCAGTATTACGCCAACAATCCCAAAGCCAGACGTAAGCGTAACAAGCAACAGACTGAGTACAACAAAACGGCTAAAGGGCTCAAGATCAGAACCCGAGCCAACAAACTGAATCGTCAACTAGGTACTTACGGCAATCGTGACGGCAAAGATGCCTCACATACAGGTCCAAATAAAGGAAAGCTAGAGAAACCCTCTACTAACCGACGCAGACCTCGCCTGAAAATTAAGTACGCATGACGCCTCTACTTCCTACACCTGATCACTACATTTACAACCTAATAACCATGACATCCTCTGAAGCAAAGCGCCTTTGGAGGCGCAGCATTAAAGAGCACTTTGGCTGCACATGTGTTTATTGCGGTTCTACTTACGAATTACATGAACTTACTCTTGATCACGTTCATCCTCGCGTATTTGGCGGGGAGGACATCACCTCAAACATCGTTCCAGCTTGTTCCAGCTGTAATCAGGAAAAAGGAAGTACACACTGGCTCAACTTTATAAGAGCCGCACACGGTGAAAACCGACTTAGAGAACATGTGATCCTTTCACATATCTCGTAATTAACAACAAATAATTATCGGCGCTCCGAAAGGGGCGCTTTTTTTTATGACAACTCCCGCAAAAGTTGCGGAGTGGTTACGTAATAACGATGGCAACCTTACAGATGCGTATAAAGCTGTTGGGTACGAAGGTAAACCTTTAAAAATTAAAGAAGGTAACCTCACCAACAATCGATCCAAAATTCGTTTGGCTATACGTGGCGAAAATGGTGACAACACTCGTCGTGCTGCCGAAAGACTTAACCCTCCGCAAACCAAAGAAGAACAAAACCGTCTTCGTCGTATGCGCTACAAACGCGCAATTTTACGTAAAGCAGGAAAAAATGTAGTCATTGACCACGTACAAGATCTTCAATTGCTTGCTCAAACGGTTGAAGGTATGACCCCCGAGCAGGCGCGAGCCCATATTAAACGTCTTGAAAAATCATACGGTCCACTTGGTAATCGCCCTGATAACCAAAAAATTATTGGTGCAAGAACAAACGAACTTAAACGACAAGGTTCTAAAAAACTACAGCAGCATCTTAGCAAGTTAAACAAACAAGCTTTTGTTGGCAAACCTAACTATAGTCGGATGCTGTTGAGAGCTAGAGCATTAGGTGCAGTTATTCCACACACACTTGAGTCTATATCAATGATTGACGAAATGGTAGGTAATCCGATTGATCGAACTGTTGGTCAAGGTGTTAATGCTCTTAAAACATCCCTAGGGTTTGAGCCTAATCCTTTACCTTCTTCTAAACCTTACCCGGTTGTTAAAGGTGCAGTTGCAGCTTTTGACAGACTCTTTAATCAAGACCCTGTGCGTATGTCCGCTCTTGGTATAGCCCCAGTTAAGCCTTAATCCTTATGTCCCACCCAATATTTGTCGTAGGTCCGCAGAGATCGGGTACACGTATCGCCAGTCACATCATTGCTCATGAATCTGGTCGAACGTTTGTTGATGAGCTTGAGTACAACCTACACATCCCTTTAAATAGTGTTGTCCAAGCTCCTTTTTTACTTAAAGCTGTTACCGAACTGTCTTTTATCTTTCCTACTGCTCAGTTTGCTTTTATGTATCGCAATAAGGACGACATCATCAAAAGCATGGAGCGTATCGAATGGTGCAAAGACTACACTGACCATCCTTCTTTTTATAGCACTTACGTAGATCACACCTATAACTTTATTGATCTGCTTAAAAAAGAACTTCCAGACAACCGGTGGTTCGATATCCACTACGAATCACTCAAGGTTCACCCTTTGTTTGTCGAAGATCGGTCCCACTTCACAGTGAAACAACATTTACCTAATAAACCACACGGACCTGATACTTGGAGAAACGATGAATACTGTAGAACTTCTACAAAATGATTTTAAGCTATTCCTACAGGCTTTGTGGGCACAGCTAGATCTACCTTCACCCACTCGTGCACAATACGCAATCGCAGATTACTTACAACACGGTCCTAAACGTCTTCAAATTCAAGCGTTTCGTGGTGTAGGTAAGTCTTGGATTACTGGTGCATTTGTTCTTTGGGTTCTTTTTAATAACCCTGAGAAAAAGATCATGATTATCTCTGCGTCTAAAGAACGTGCAGATAACATGTCAATTTTCCTTCAAAAACTAATCATTGAAACGCCATGGCTTTCTCATTTACGCCCGAAGTCCGACGATGCAAGGTGGTCGAGGATAAGCTTCGATGTGAATTGCTCACCCCACCAAGCCCCAAGCGTAAAAAGCGTGGGCATCACTGGTCAGCTAACCGGAAGCCGCGCAGATTTAATGATTCTAGACGACATTGAAGTTCCTGGTAACTCAATGACAGAAATGATGAGGGAGAAACTCCTTCAACTGTGTACAGAAGCTGAATCTATCCTTACACCTAAAGATGACAGCCGGATTATGTACCTTGGTACTCCTCAAACAACTTTCACTATCTATCGTAAGCTTGCCGAACGTAATTATCGACCCTTTGTCTGGCCTGCAAGAGTACCAAGAAAGCTTAGTAATTACGAAGGACTTATTGCTCCCCAGTTGCAAGAAGATATTGATAACGGAAAAGAAGCTTGGGACGTAACAGATCCAGATCGCTTTTCTGATGATGATCTTCTAGAACGTGAAGCTGCCATGGGTCGTAGCAACTTCATGTTGCAATTCATGCTCGATACCTCCCTTAGTGATGCTGAAAAATTCCCACTTAAGATGGCTGACCTCGTGGTCACTTCTGTTAATCCTGAAACTTGCCCTGATTCCGTCGTCTGGTGCTCAGACCCCCGAAACGTCATCAAAGAGCTACCGACTGTCGGACTACCTGGAGATTATTTCTACAGTCCAATGCAGCAGCAGGGAGACTGGTTACCTTACTCCGAAACAATCTGCTCGGTTGACCCGTCGGGTCGTGGCACGGATGAAACGGCTGCAGCTTATATCTCCCAACGCAACGGTTTTCTGTACTTGCACGAAATGCGTGCTTACAGAGATGGATACTCAGACAACACACTCTTGGACATTCTGAGAGGGTGTAAAAAGTTTGGTGTTACTAAGCTTGTTGTGGAAACAAACTTTGGTGATGGCATCGTTGCTGAGTTGTTTAAAAAACACCTCCAACAAACCAAACAAGGTATTGATGTCGAAGAGGTCCGTGCCAACGTCCGAAAGGAAGACAGGATCATTGACACCATGGAACCTATCCTTAATCAACACCGTTTGATTGTCGATAAGTCCGTCATCGATTGGGACTACAAGTCCAACAAAGATGAAGCACCTGAAAAACGTCTCATGTACATGCTCTTCTATCAGATGAGTCGTATGTGTCGTGAGAAAGGTGCAGTCAAACACGACGACAGATTAGACGCCCTTGCACAAGGTGTTAAGTACTTCACTGATGCCTTTGGTATCTCAGCACAAGAGGAGATCAACTCCCGTAAACGTGATGAGTGGAATCAAATGCTTCAAGAGTTCCTTGATGACCCACAAGCAAGTGCTGATCACCTCGTCTTAGGCATGAATTTAGAGCAAAGACAGGCTGCAAACGGCAATCCCCAAACCACAGTCCCCACCTGGGTTTAGGTTGATCCCCGGTGTATACAGGAGGAAGGGTGGACCTCCTGTGACTAAGGGAGACGTAACACTCTCCCTTTACCTATTTAACCCGGGGATGTTAAATCCTCAAGTAACACCCAAACACAATCAGTCTTTGACTTACTGAACTTGAACTATCTACTGTGATGATCAAGAATCTTGTAATACATTGAATGTATTTACATATACACTTATCATCATATATCCACCACCTACATGTCACAAGTAACACTCGTACACTCTACTCCTAATGGTGATGACCTCGTGTCCTATATGGCACGTGTCTCCAATCCAGATAATCAAAACAACACTGAGACCAGTGGTCGTTTGATTAAGTACCTCATTAAACATAAGCATTGGTCACCTTTTGAGATGGTCAATATGTGTGTAGAGATCAAAACTACACGTAGTATCGCAGCTCAAATACTTCGTCACCGTAGCTTTAGTTTCCAAGAGTTTAGTCAACGGTATGCTCAGGTTAATGAACGTCCTGTCGTACCTAATATCCGTAGACAAGATGTGTCCAATCGTCAGAATAGTACTGATGATATGGATCCGTTCACCATTCAAGAGTTTCAACTCAAAGCTAATCAACTCTTTGATCAGTCGTTGTACCTGTATAACGAAATGCTCAGTGCTGGTGTAGCTAAAGAGTGTGCACGTGAAGTGTTACCACTGTCTACGCCGTCTACGTTGTATATGAACGGTACTTTGAGGTCTTGGTTGCACTATTGTGACCTTAGATGTGCTAATGGTACGCAGTTGGAGCATAAAATCATTGCTGATCAGTGTAAAGAGCTGATTTATCAGTGTTTTCCGAAGGTTTATGCGGCTAACTGGGGTACTCCGTAGTTTTTGACATAATTTTGTGAAGGCATATCTCTAGAGCGCAAGAGCCGTGACCCCCCATGCCGGGGTCCGATGCCTCGTATGCGCGTGTTTTCTCCGCGCTAGACGTGCGATCTAGCCATCGCGCCTAGGCCTAGCGTGAATCCAACTACCGCGCCCCTGCATATGGTGTGTGTCTGGTGCATGTCATGCGATCTGTGGCGAGTCCAGTTCGACAACTGTCTTTCCTCAGTCATACCAATGGATCTCAGCTGATAAGTACAACTGATTAGACCATAAGCAGCACTGATAACCACTGCAATCACTGCCATCTCATCCACTACGGTACAGCTTGATACACAGCACCACCAATCCACTGCGGTATAGTCAGATCCAGAAGAGTTCTTTGAAGATTGAGTATCTCGACTCTCCCTGTAAAGGGGGAGGAGAGTCTCGATCCTTCAATCAGAACTCTCTGCCCCGAACCTTGACAGCTGAATACTCCGTTGCGACGGCGAGGTGCAGTCATCTGCAGCAGACCGTAGGACCTAGAGGTGCTTGACCAGTTGGCCGGCTAGGATGTATACACTCCAGTATCACTGGAGACGGCGGAGCCACACGCCTAATTGCTCATGGCAGGCTGACATCCACCGGGGTGCGCAGGGTTCGAGTCCCTGACCAGTCATTGCGTCACCAAGGACGCATCCATTTCACTTGCTATCACTACATGTTCAT